CCGCGGCTTGATGAACACGAACCGGGACACGTTGGCCGCGGCCATTGCGTGTGAACGATGGGCCGCGCGTTACTTCGTGACCGGCACCGTTCCTTCCATCCACATCTCCCATCCGAATCCGGACCTAACGCAAGCGCAAGCCGACGACTTGAAGAACAAGTTTCTAGAGTCGGCCAAAGGATCGCGCGCGCCGGTAGTCACGCCGGTTGGTACTGACATCACGGTGTTGCCGAGTGATGCCGAATCCGCGCAGTTGGTGGAAGCGCGGAAGTGGTCCAACGCCGCGTTGGCGATTGCGCTCGGTGTCGAACCGTCCATGCTTGGCATGGAAGGAACGTCGATGACGTATCGCAACATCGTGGAAGTCAACCAACAAACGATCAACACCACGGTCATGCGTTACTTGGTGCCGGTTGAACAAGCCATCACGGCGCAATGTTTGCCGCGTGGTATCCGTGCGCGATTCCAACCGTCCGCGTTGGCACGGCCGGACCTTGGCGAACGCATCACACAATCGTTGCAAGCGTACGCCGGTGGCGTCATTGACGTGGACGAAGCACGCGCCATGTTGGACCTTGCACCGAATCCGAATCTGTCAAAGACGCATCCGAACTTCGGTGCGCCACCACCGGCCGAACAAGACCCGGCCGCGGTCACGGCAACCACACCAACGTTGCAAGTCGTGGCACCACCGGCACCAAGCGCACTTACAAGCGGAGGTTAGAAGCCATGTTGTTTCGCGCATACGAAGCCGATCTAACCGTCCGTGGTGACGGCCGCACGGTCTACGGATACGCCGTGCCATACGACGTTGACGCCATCGTCAATGACGGATTCGGAGATTACGCCGAACGGTTCACACATGGCGCGTTCCGGAACGTGATTCGGCAAGCGCACCGTTGCAAGTTCCAATGCCGACACGATGATGACGTGATGTCATGGGTGGGTAACGCGGTCTTGTTGCGCGAGGAGAAGCGCGGCTTGTTCGGAGAATGGCAAGTGGATAACACCGACCGTGGACGCCAAGTCATTTACAAGATTCGTGACGGACAGTTACCGGGATTGTCGGTTGGTTATCGGCCATCCGATCGACAAACACACAACACGTTGTCCGTGCGCGAAGACGGGATACAACGCATCACGCGTTCGTTGGTCAAACAACTTGACCATGTAGCGGCCGTTGTCGATCCGGCCTTTGCACCGGTGGAACCGTTGGCCGTGCGCGAGGCGCGCCAAGAATCTTCCGTTGACCACTGGCGCAAATGGCGCGCGGGTCTTATGGTGAACGAAGACCGGCGCACATAGCCGCGTCAGACGGTTTCACCAAGCGCAACGCGCACGGTCCCACCGGCATCAAGAATCGCCGTGAAGAAGGGACCACATCATGCGTACGTTCATTGATCGTTTGGACCGGGAGCGCAACGAAACTCTCACCACCATTGATGGTGTGTTGGAACGCGCCGGACAAGAAGACCGCGAACTCACGGACGCGGAGAACACGATGTTGACGGAAGCACGGTCGCGCTTGGAGCGCGTGGACCGTGAACGTTCCGAGTGGGCAACGTTGGCCGAACAACGCGCCACCGGTGACGCAATGTCCGAACGCATCAACGGTGCGTTGGTGCGTCAATCGCCACACACCATGCAAGGACAAGGAGTCATGCCGCGGCGCGAAGAACTCACGGACTTGTGGCCGGATGCCGGTCACTACGTGTCGGACTTGGTGTTGCGTTCCAAAGTTCCGGAGGCCGGACAACGGTTGGAGCGCGCGGTTGCGAACCAACTTCTTGCCGACAACGTTGGTGTTGTTCCGAAGCCGATCCTTGGACCGGTGACAACGTTCATCACGAACTTGCGTCCAACGGTGTCGTCCGTGATGCAACGGCCGATGCCGGGTGCCGGTGCGTCGTTCTCGCGACCGAAGACAACGCAACACACGTTGGTTGCCGCGCAAGCGACAGAGAAGACGGAAGTTGCGTCACAAAAGTTGGTCATCTCCGGAACCGATGTTCCGAAGAAGACGTACGGTGGAACGCTGGACATCTCATTTCAGAACCGTGATTGGACGGAACCGGCAATCTTGCAGATTGCGATTGACGACTTGGCCGGTGCATACGCCAAGTCAACCAACGCCGGATTCGCAACCTACTTCGCGGCAAGTGTTACAGCGACAACCGCGGCCGCGAGCATGGACGGCAAAGGCGCGTTGGCGGCAATCGCCACCGCGTCCGCAACCATCTTCGCGGCAACCAACATGATGCCGGACACCATTTGGTGTTCGCCGGATGTTTGGGCCTTCTTGGTGTCCGCGGTCGATTCCACCGGCCGTCCGTTGTTTGTTGCCATCAATCCCGGTAACGCAATGGGCAACTTGTCGTTCGGTTCAATGTCCGGAAGCGTGTTCGGTCTTCGGTTGATTGCCGACGGTGCGTTGGCGGCAAAGACCATGATCGTTGGCGTGTCGGCATTGGCGGAGTTTTACGAACAAGTCGGTGGCCAACTGTCCGTCACGGAACCGACCATCCTCGGATTCGTCATCGCTTACTACGGATATGTCGCGTGGTTCAACGCGGCACCGGAAGCGTTTTGCAAAGTTACCGGCGTTGTAGGTCCGTGATGGTTGCCGCGGACTTCACGTCCACGGAAGCGTGGTTGATCGTTGCCGCGGTGTTGGTGATGGCGGCCGTTCAACTTCTCACGTTCTTGCGTGGACTTCGTTAGGGGAGATGCCGACGATGGAACGGTGGTCGGACTTGCACGCCACGGCCACCGTTCCATCACGGAAGGGACCAACACCATGGCCACTTACCTAGACGTTGCAAGTGTCAAAGCGTATTTGCGATTGGCACAAACGGACACGTTGGACGATGCGTTGTTGGAACAAGTCGTGGACGCGGTGGAAGCCATGCAACGCGCACGGTTGCAACCGTCCATCTTCTTGACCGTTGATCCACTAATGCCGGGAGAAGTACCACCGGTCACGGTGCCGGACGATGTGTACCAAGCCGCGTTGATGCGTGCGTCACGGTTGTACGCGCGGCGCGCATCACCGGAAGGTCTTGTTGGTCTTGGTGAACTTGGCGTTGCGCGGATACCACCGTATGACCGTGACATTGACGCACTAGAAGCGCCGTGGCGAACGGTGGTCTTGGCATGACGGTGACAACGCCACGGTGTTGCACCGTTGATCTCCCGGCCACACGCGAGGCCATCACGGCCGCGTTGTCGTCGGCGCAATACCAAGGCCAAGCGTTACGCGTGAACGAATGGTTGTCGGACACGTTCACACCACCATGTGCGTTGGTCGGTGTCTTCAACGTCGAATGGGAAGACGACAGTTACAACGGACTACCAACCGCGTTGGTAAGCGTTCGGCTTGTCGTTCCTGTCATTGCGAACCGACCGGCACAACAAGACCTAGACCAACTCCAAATGGCGTACGCACAAGCGTTGTTCAACGACACCACGCTTGGCGGCACGGTCACGTTGTGCCGTCCAACGCGCACCAACGCCACCACGTTCTCACACGGGAACCGCGAGTTTCCGTGCGCCGATTGCGAAACACTTATCGTCTTCTAGAAGGGACCAACCAATGACCAATCCCGCGTTCGTGTTCATCAATCCAACCGTAACCATCGGAACACCCGGAACCGATGTCACTTGTGAGTTGTCGAAGGCCGAACTCACACCGGCCGTCACAATGAAGGATGCCGGTTCGTTGTGTGGTCCGGCCGAACTTCCGGGTGACATCAAGTGGACGTTGGACCTTGAAGGCTTCCAATCGTATGACGCCACCGCGTTGCTCATGTACCTATTCGACAACGCACGCACGGAACAACCGTTCACGTTGGTGTGTAAAGACGCGCCAGTTGGCGCGGACAATCCAACATGGAGCGGAACCGTGGTGTGTGTTCCCGGCCAAGTCGGTGGTACGCAATCCGAAGTCGCCGTGTTCCAAGCCTCATTGCCGTTGAAGGGACAACCGGCATACGACATCGTGCCGGGTGCGTTGATGGCAACGGAAGCCAAGACCGCGAAGGCTTCGGCTAGCGCGGAGTAACACACCATGGCAACCATCAAGACGAACGCGGTTGCCATGGAACTTGAAGGCTTGCAACCGATGTTGCGCGCGTTCGGTAGTTACGGCCGCGAGGCCAACGCCGAACTTCGCAAGGCTTCCAAGTCCGTGGCAACCACAACCGTGACGGCCGCGAAGGCGCGCGGCGCGTCGATTGCCGGTGCCGCGGCGTTGGCATCGGAAACGTTGCGCGTCAAGTCGGACCGCGTGCCGTCGTTGATTGTCGGCGGATCAAAGCGTGTTGGAACGCATCGCCACTCGGCCGGTGCGTTCTTGTTCGGCGCGGAGTTTGGTGGCCGCGGTCGAACACGCACACAACAGTTTCTTCCACACCGTGGAACACAAGGCTATTTCTTGTTCCCAACACTTCGTGAACGTGGACACCACGACACGATGGTTTACCTAGCCGCGCTTGATGGACTCGGCGCGAAGTGGGCCGGTGTTCGGTAATGGCCGGTGATGTGCGTTCGCTTACCGTCAAATGGCTTGGTGACGCGTCCAACTTGGTGTCTTCATCGAAGAAGGCCGCAAGCGCAGTTGGCACGGCCGGAAAAGACATTGCCGGACACGGCAACAAGATGGCCGGTGTGTTCGGTCAACTCGGCAAAGTTCTTGGTTCGTTCCACTTGCCGTTTGGTGGCGCGGCCAAGTCGGTAACCGGTGACTTCTCACGAATGGAGGCCGCGGGAATCGGAACCGGTAGTGCCGTTGCCGGTGGACTCGCGGTGGCCGGTGCCGCGGCCGCAGAGTTTGCGCGCGAGTCCATCGACGCGGCGGAGAACTTCAACAAAGCGCATGAACGGTTGGCCGTTGTCGTAGAAAACGTTGGCCAGTCCATGAAGGATGAAGCCGACGCGATCACGAACAATGACGACAAGTTGGTGCAACTCGGCTTTTCGTCAACCGATACCGAATCGGCAATGGCCAAGTTGGTGCCGGTAACGCACGACGTTGGCAAAGCCACCGTGTTGTTAGGCGTGGCCGCGGACGTTGCACGCGCGCGCAACCAAACGTTGGACGAAGCAACGTCCACGTTGGTGGCCGTAGAGGCCGGAAGATTGAAGGGACTGGCCAAACTCGGCATTGCACAAAAGGATGCCAACGGTAAGACCATCACCGCGGCGGAGGCCGTACAAAAGTTGAACGCGCAGTTTGGTGGCGCGGCTTCGGAGTACGCGACAACGTACGCCGGAAAACTCGCGGTGATGAAGGCCGAAACCAACGACTTGAAAGTCGCGATTGGCAACCAACTTCTTCCGGTGTTGTCAGACTTTGCCGGTGGCGTTGCGTTGGCATTGAACGGCGTTGACGACTTGTCGAAGAAGATACACGTCAATCTTGGCCGCGCCATTGAAGACGTGTTGTCGCTCGGACTCGCGGAGTTTGCACGCAAAGCGTTGGGAGATGTCCACCACGCCGGTGACGACGCGGCCGAAACGATGAAGCGATTGCAAGTCGCGACGCGCGCCTACGCGGACGACTTGGCCAAAGGTGACAAGACAAGCGTTGCCGCGAAGCAACACCAAAAGGAATACACGGAAGCCAACAAGGCCGCGAAGGTAATCAACGATGGACTCGCCACGGCCGCAACGACGGCAACGGCCGCAACGGCCGCACAAACGGCCGGAACCAAAGAGGCCAAGAAGGCCGCGGAAGATCGCGCCAAAGCGCAGAAGACGGAAACGGACGCCATACTAGGAACGCGCGATGCCGACATCGGCTTGTCAAACTCCATGCTCGGTGTGTCGGACTCCATCGACGCGTACTTACCGAAACTCGCGGAGGCCGTAAAGCAACACGGCAAGAACGCGCAAGCCAACCGCGATTGGGAACGCGCGTCCAACGATGTCAAGTCTTCCATTGATGGCGTGGCGTCATCGGCCGCAAACGCGGCAACGCAAGAAGCCGCGTTGCATGGCAAGACGTTGGACGCCAAGGGAAGCGCAGACGCACAACGCACGGCGTTGGAGAACTTGCGCGGCACCATCCAGCCTGGCAATCCATTCCGTTCCTACTTGGACGGATTGATCCGTGATCTTGACCGCGCGGCCACACCACGCCACGCCAACATCACGTTGAAAGTCATTGAACAAACACCAAGCGGTCAAGTCACGGTTGATCCACAAGGAGTTGTGCGCGCGGCATACGGATACGCGGAAGGTGGTTACGTTCCGGGTCCGATCGGCGCGCCGGTGTTGGCAACGGTTCACGGTGGCGAATACATCACACGCGCGCAAGACGTTGGCCGCGGTGGTCCGGGTGGTGCAACGGTCAACCACTACACCATCAACGTCAACGTTGCGCCCGGTGCGAATCCGGCCGACGTTGGCCGTTCGCTTGTTGCAAGTATCCGTGCGTACGAACGCAAGAACGGAAGTTCTTGGCGTGCTTGACACGTTGTGGTCGGAGTTTGTTGAGATCAAAGTTGGCATTGGTGTTGGCCGTCCCGGTGACCAAACCTTCACGTTGGATGACGCGGTGTTGTCGAAACTTGATGGTGTCGGCACTCTCGGTTCCGCGGACGATCCTTATGACGACAGAACGTGCGATGTGCGCGCGTTGTCGTGGCGTCAAGGAGCAACACGCACCGATGGCGTGTTGACACGATGGGAGGCCGGAAGCGCAACCATCCTTCTTGACAACAACGATGGCAAGTACGACATCACCGCGCCGAACACGCGTTACCAACCGATGGTGAAGATTCGTATTTGGACGCGGCTTGCCGGTGAAACAACGTGGACACCGGAGTGGACCGGTTACGCGGACGAATGGAAGATGTCGTGGGACGAAGCCGACGAAACAGTGACGCTAACGGCAAGTGACGGAACCAAGATGTTGACCGCGTACGATACGCCGGAACTCACCA